TCGAAGTGCTAAAGTTAATGGAGTATCTGAATATATTTTTGTTGTATTAATATTATCTCCTAAAATATTCATTAATTTTTCAACTTCATTATTTCTAATTGCATTACTAATTTGATCTACTTTACTCATTTTTATTTATTATTTTATTTTTATTATTTTATTTTTATTATTTTATTTTTATTATTTTTGTTTTCATTTTACATTTAAAACAATAAAAAAGTTTATATAAAATATGTCAGAAATAGATATTTTGTATATTGATAATAAAATTTTGCAAAATTTCAAAGATGAAAAAGAAAAATTACCCGAATATAAAAATAAATTGCATGATATACAAAATTGTTTGAAAATTAATAATTTACGTTGTAATCTTACTGAAACTCTTATAAAAAGCGAAAAAGAATTATCTGAATATATAACTGATTTAGAGACTGACCATTCTAAAAATTTCTATATCATTGAAACCGTTGATCTTATAGAAAAATATAAAGAAATTTTAAACAAACCTGTTAAAATGAGTTTTATGGGAAAATCTAATAAAACTAATAAAGAAAAAACGGCAATTATTAATAGTTATATAGAAATTTCTAACAAGTATGTCGATATTAAAATCAATATTGAAAAGAAAGATAAAAATGTATGTAAAAATTGTAATAATAAAGAATTCGATATTGAAGATGGAAATATTTACATTTGTTCAAATTGTTCAGCACAACAATTTATTCTAAAGAACGTGAGTTCGTATAAGGATATTGATCGAATTAATATAAGCTCGAAGTACCTGTATGATAGAAGAATCCACTTCAGGGATTGCATTAATCAGTACCAAGGGAAACAGAACAGTACCGTTCATCAAAAAGTATACGATGACCTTGAAAAAGAATTCGAGCTTCACCACCTTATTTCAAGTGATAAAAGCATTCCAAAGAATGAAAGGTTCAAAAGCATCACAAAAGAACACATTAATATATTCTTAAAGGACCTCGGTTATTCAAAGCATTATGAAAACACAAATTTGATACATTATAACCTAACAGGAATTAAACCAGATGATATTAGTCATCTTGAAGATAAATTATTAGAAGACTTTGATATATTAACAGATATGTATGATAAAATGTATAAAAACATTGATCGAAAGAACTTTATCAATACCCAATTTTTGCTCTTTGTCTTACTGGTAAAACACAAGCATCCATGTAAAAAAGAAGATTTTTCCATTTTAAAAACAGTCGATAGACTGAATTTCCACAATGATATAGCAAATCAGCTATTTCAAGCTATAGGATGGACTTACAATTGTATGTTTTAAAAAGAGACTGGTGTATAGGGTGAAAAATATATTAAAATTTGACGGAAATCGATGAAAGAGCGGAATATAAGGTGATTAATAATTGTCATTTTAAAAAAACGAAATGACAATTATTACTTAAAGACAAGATTTTTATTATAAAATGAACGATTATCAAGAATTTGAATCTTCTGACAACGAGTCTGTTGTCAATATCCCTATCACTGTTTCAGATAAAGGAGACGGTGAAATAATTTTGAATGAATTAACTGTCTATAATTATGACGTTAAACATGAATTTTCCGAAGAATATTTTGTCGGATATCAAATAGCTGCTTTAATAGGATATAATAATCCGAGATATGTTATTAAAAAAAATGTTTCTAAATGTAATCAACTTATATTCCGTGATTTACCTGAAGAAAGTAAAAAACCAGCTTTAAATCCTAAAACAATTCTTATAAACCATAAAGGTGCTGCAGAGATTCTTATCAAGACACGAAAACGTATTTCCCAAGACATGCTTCATTTCCTTAAGCGTTTTGATATTCAAATAACCAATGAAAAATGTTTAACAAAAGAACAGCAAACTCTTTCCCATATTGCTACTGCATTTAAATCAGAAAAATTCGAAGACCAATATAAAGTTGGTAAATATTATCTTGATATGTATTTTACTGATTATAAATTGGTGATAGAATGTGATGAAAATGGTCATAGTGATAGAAAACCAGGTGATGAAAGAAGCAGAATGGATTTTGTTAATAAGGAATTAGAATTGACAGATGATAATTGGATAAGATATAATCCGGATGAATATGCATTTGATATAATCAAAGTGATATCAAGAATCTATAGAAAAATAGATGAAATCAAAGATAAAAATAGACAACCACATCCGTCTCCAGAATCTTTGATTCCATATAGAAAATGCGATACTTGTGAAGAAATTAAAGTATTGAATAACGTCAATTTTAAATATAATGGTAATAATCATACTTCATCTTGTGTTGATTGTCTTAAAAAATTATATAATGGAAAAGGAGTATGTCAATATGATATGGATGGAAATTATATAACAAAATATCCAAGTATTAAAGAAGCGGCTGAAAGTACAGGTTTATATCCTTCGCAAATAGGAGGATTGTGTAATAAGAAAACTAATTCAGTAAAAAATTTTGTCTTCAGATTTGCGTCAGAACATGAAGAAGGAAAAAATATAGAACCAACCAAAAATAATCTCGTTAAAAAAACAGTAGCTAAATATGATAGAGATGGAAAATATATCGAGACATTTGAATCTGCAACTGAAGCGTCCAGACAAGTTAATGGTTCAAAAGAATCTATAGTTCATGCATGTAAAAAAAGTTTTCTATCACATGGATTTTTATGGAGATATTTAGAAGATAGAAATAATACTGAAGATATAAATGGATATGTATATGTTCCAAATAAAAAATATATGCGTCATGTCGAGGTATATGAAAATGATAAATTATATAAAAGTTTTACAAGTATAACAGAAGCGGCAAAAGAAATGAAATTGAATGTAAGCATGTGCAGGAAATTTTTATATGGAAAGAAAAATGATCCGAAAGGATATATTTGGAAATTTCTTGAAATAAAAGAAGAGTATAGAATATAATCGAATAATTATAATATACGATTAGGAAAAGTAGTAGATAATAAAATTTACGAATTAGTGAATTTTCTAAACCTATCAGGTTTAGAAAAAGTATTTTAATTTATCTTCCAATTATTTTTAATTTAAAAAAACCATATTATTATTCAAAATGTCAGAAGATACTGCTGAAACTATATACATAAAAGAATTAAACCCGGATATTATAGCTCCCTCTACAAAACAATTAGGTGAGACTGAAAGCTTCGGTGGGTCAAAAACAATTATAGTTGGAAAACCAGGTTGTTTTGTAAAGGATACGAAAATATTAATGTTTGACGGAACTATGAAAAATGTTCAAGATGTAAACATTGGTGATGTTGTTATGGGTGATGATTCAACCCCTCGAAATGTTATTGAAACTTGTCATAATAGTGACGAAATGTTTAAAGTTATTCCCGTAAGAGGTAAACCATATATTGTTAATAAACAACATAAACTTGTTCTTAAATCTTCTGATTTTGATAAACATAAATATAGTGATAGTCAAATAGTCGAAATTACTGTGGAGGATTACTTGAAAGAAACGAAAATATTTAAGGAAAAAATGAAAATTTTTAGAAATAGCGTGAATTTTCCTACTCAAAAATTATCAATCGACCCTTATCTATTTGGAACACAAGTTGGTCTCAGTGAAAATTGTATTATTTCTCAAGAATACATATCCAACTCAAAATACAACAGATTGCAACTTTTAGCAGGATTATTAGATACTCATGGAAAATATAAACATCCTGAATATATGTATAAATTAACACACACAAATGAAAAATTACTTAATGATATAATTTTTATTGCAAGGTCGGTCGGATTTTTCGTAAGAAAAACAGAAGATTCATTATTTATAATTGGAGATATCGATGAAATTCCTTGTAAAATTAATAGAGCTGAATCAAAAGATTATACTGATGACCATTTAGTTAGTAGTTTTACCTTAAAATCACAAGGTGAAGGTGAATATTTTGGTTTTACGCTTGATGGTAATCATAGATTTTTACTTGGAACATGTGATGTTGTAAGAAACACTGGTAAATCGACTTTGATTGCCAGTCTTCTTTACGCCAAAAAACATATATTCCCTGTCGCAGTTGCTTTTTCAGGTTCTGAAGATAGTAACGGATTTTATAGAAAAATTTTACCAAGCACTTTTGTATTCAACGAATATAATGAAGACCAAATAAAAAGTTTTATCAGAAGACAAAAAATTGCTAAACAACATCTTCCAAATCCTTGGGCGGTAATTCTTTTGGATGATTGCACGGACGACGCCCGGGTTTTTAATACACCACTGCAACAGGGAATGTACAAGCGCGGGAGACATTGGTCTATGTGGTACATTGTATCTTTACAGTATGCTATGGATGTGAAACCCGTAATAAGAACCAATGTGGATGGTGTCTTTATTCTTCGCGAGCCTATCCTAAAAAATCGTCGTTCACTTTGGGAAAATTATGCAAGTGTAGTTCCAGATTTCAACCTTTTTTGCCAACTTTTGGACCAATTAACTGACGATTTTTGTTGCTTGTATATCTCTAATCAAACTAAATCAAATGATTGGAAAGACTGTGTTTTCTGGTATAAAGCGCCAAAAATTCCAGAGGATTGGAAGTTTGGTTGTCCAGAGTATATGCAATTCCATGAAGATAGATTTAACCAAGATTACGTTGATCCTTTCGATTGATGAAATCGTTGACAGACTGAATTTGTATTGTAAAACATTTTTATCGTGTTTTACAATTTTTAGAAATATTTGTAAATTTTAGAAAATGACTTAAAGAAATAAGATTATTAATAAAAAGAATAATAATGATGATTGAGAATACAACTTTCGATATAGTTGGATTTATTGAAAAAAATCCCT